TTTCTTTGTCTGCAAAAATTGAATTTCCAAAAGGATCTTCTCCTACTTTTATTTTGTTAATCAAAATGATTGTTTTACCTTTTAACCTACTCATAGAAATTAATCACTCCATATCTTTGCTTTTTAAGCCCAAGTCTTGATAATTCACTATTTTTTATAAACAGTCCTCCACCCGGATTTAAAAAAGTTCCACTGAATGAATAACCTAAAGCACTTTCAGAAGTTTGAACCATTGGTTCATTCTCTGTGCTAGTAAGTAGTGTCCTGGATATAATATCAACAACAACAGATTTTAAAACATTAGAAAAAGAGTTATCCTCTGCAAGTTTATCAAGGTCTTTCCCAACCTTTTTTGCTTCAACTCTTAAACTATCAGATACTACTGGTAGTAATGCTGTTGCTCTTTTTATTTCTTCTTTGTTCAATTCTCTAAACAGACTAATTATATCTTCAATAGTTGCAAAATTACTCATTTTTGCCACCTACTTTTTCTTTGATTTTTTTCCTTTTTTGGATTCTTCTGTTTCTTCTGTAGTTTCTTCCTCTTCTTCGACTTCTACTTCTTCAGTAGTAGTTTCTTCTACTTCTTTCCAATCTTCTCCTGAAATTAGACAAGGACTATCAATGATAGCCCCTGTTATGATATTTTTATAAATCATATTATGCCTCCACAATTCTTGCAAAAGATTTAGCATCTAAAATTGCCCAACCAATATAAGCTTCTGCTCTTAAGTATACTTGGTTATATCCTTTTAAGTCTTTTCCGGAATTATCGGGATCCCCATATTCAATTACTTGAAGTGGAATTTCTTTTGCATAACCCCATTTAAACATATTAGCAAAATCTCCTACTATAGCTTTTTCTTTGTTATCAACACCTTCTGATACTGTTGTATTTATGTCAACCGCTAATCCATTTATTGAACCAGGATTTGCTCCCCAAGCTAATTCAGGATATTGTCTAACACCATTTACTTTTAATTTTGCTAATTCAGATGAAACAGTTGGAGACATTGCCATACCTGTTACAACTCCATTAGAGCCTTGTACAAGACCAACTGCAGCTTCGATATTTTCTTCAACTTGTGCTTTAACAAAAGTTACTTTTTGTGAAACTAAATTATCAAAATGATTAGTTCCAATAACTGTAGAAGCTTGTTTCGTTCTTGGATTTATTCCATGCATTGCCATCATATCAAGTCCTCTAGCAACCTTCTTCGCAAAGCCTTCGTTAAAAGCTTTTAAAATATTGATTTTTTCTTCATCTGCTGCATATAAAAATTCATCAGAAATTCTTGCTCCGTATTCAATTTTGATTGGATTGATTATAATTGGTTCAACAGTTACTCCACCTTCTGTTTTTTTACCATTTTCTGCAACAACATCAATATCTTTGTCTAATGTAAATGTAAATTCTTTGTTACCATTGAATGATACTGGTACTTGTTTTGCTAAAACTGTAAGTGAAGACTTCCCTTGCACTTTATTTACTAAATCTTTTACTAATTCTGGGTCAAACAATGTACCCTTTGATAATACTGCCATAATTTTATTCTCCTTTTAATCCTTTTAATATATTTTGATATGCCACATCTTCTCCTTTTGCATTTGTCTCTGTGCTTTTTAAAGGTGGTGGCGGTGTTTGTGATTTGAAAAAGTCTGATAAACTTTCTGCATCTGCCTTTATACTATCCTCATCATCTCCTGAAATTCTGCCGGCTAAATTATAAGGTATGCCATTTTCAAGAGCATACTTTATTTTAAGAGATGATAAATCATGTGCTTTGACTTTTCCTGTCAATTCTTCAATTTGCTTTTCAAGTTCTGTTTTACTTGATGTTGAACTTTCTAAACTTTTCTTAAGTTCTGTCAATTCTTTTTCTAAATCAACATTTTTGTTTTTAACTTCGCTATAATCAGTAAACTGCTTTAAAATTGATTCTTTTTGTCTAGCAAGTCTTTCTTTTATAGCTTCATCAAATTCTTCTTGTGTAGTGATTGCTTTAAATTCACTCATTCTTTTTCCTCCTATTTGTCCAGTTTGATTCTGTATTTTTATATTAAAAAAGACACCTTTTAAAGTGTCTTTAATAATCAATTATTTAATTTTAATTTTAATATCTTATTTTTTGTTTTTTTGCGGGTTTTGATATACTGCATATCCAATGTGCTAATAATGCACTATCCATCAAAGAAATATCATTATCTTCAAATTGTGATTTATATCCAAATCCACCTCCGCTTCCAATTAATCTTTTTTCACAGTTAGTTACAACTTTTGTTAGTGATGGTTGATTGTTATGACAAATACTATTTTGATATATTCCTTGTTCCCACATGGAGTTTGCAACAATTACTTCTTTAACTGTCGGTAAAATTGGTGCTTTTATTTTAAACTCTTTCATTTCATCTGCAAGTATTTTTTGCCCTGATTGTCCGTCTACAACAATATCTGCAACATCTGCTTTTTTTAGAAAGTTTATTATCCATGTATTTCCATTCCTTATAGACTGGCAATCAATGCTCTCTATAAATATTCTTTCATCTTCTGTTTTAACTGCAATACTCATTGAAACATTTGTTCCATCCGCTCCATATTTTATTCCTACAAATAATTTTCCTTTAAATTTAGGAATTTTGTTAATAATTAAATTATCCCAATCAATTTTTGAAATTGCAGACTTTTGATTATATCTTATCCAAAGTCCTAATCTTTGGATATTAAAGTCTATCTCATCATCTCCAATTTCATCTTCTATAGATCTTTCTGTTAGAATTGTTCCTAAGCTTGGATTCGTTAAATACCATAATTCTTTGTTATAAAGATCAGACTGTTCTTCAACAGACCATTCTGCCCAACCTGTGTTTTTAGTCTCTCCATTTAAAGCTTTTTTTCTTAAATTAGTAAAAACTGTTCCGGAACTAACGGGAGTTGGTGGTGTCCCACAAAGTATTGTTTGCGGATTTTTGCTGTCTGATACAACATATTTTAAAGCACTTTGTTGGTCATCAGTATATTCTTGAGCTTCATCAATTACTAAAAGGTCAAAACCTTCTCCAAGTCCTCCAGTAGAAGTTCTTGTTCTAAATTCAATTACTCCTCCTGTTTTTAAAAATTCAATTCTTTCTCTACCAGATGCCCTTAAACTTGTATAGTCAATATCTTCTTTAAATCCTGATTGAGATATTATTCTAAGTAATCTCTCCCAAGCAGCATGAGAAGTTGTAGTTCTGTGAGCAGTGTGATTTATATGTTCTCCTTCATTGAGTCCATATAATTCTCTCATTGCTATAATTTCATTTTTTCCATTTCTACGAGGTACAGAATAACCAAATTTAGTATGAACCCAAAGACCTTTTTTGTTCTTTGCTAAAATTGCTTTTAATAAGTTATTTTGCCATTTTTGAGATTTTCTTCCGCTTCTCTCATAAAGTTCAATAGCTTTTTTGTAATCGCTATTTTTTGTTGATAAAATTAGAGACTGTGTGGGTTTTTGATTTCCTATTTTTTTCTTAGCCAATCTATTATATCCTTTTTTTAACAATAAAAAAGCAACTATAAAGATTTTACAGTTGCATTTTTGTTATTTAATTATTTTATACCAAAATCTTCAATATTAAACCCTCTGCCTTCTAAATCATTTTTTATCATATCTATACATTGTGCATAACCATCTAAAAGACCTATGTTATAATCTGTTTTTGTATCTAATTCCTTGTCTAATTCTGTTTTTCTCTGAACAATTCTTTCAATTATACTTATCAAAGTATCTTCACTGAATTGCCAACTTATATCATTATTTTTCATTTTTCCTCCTTATCTCTTTCTTTCTTTCATAAATAGACTTTTCAAAATTTGATATTTCTTTTTCCCAGTGTTTTATTCTTCCTCTTCTAATTTCTATTGAAACCTCATTCCAGTCTGAATAAAATTTTTCAGGATGTTTTATTTTTTCTTTATGTTCTTCAACTTGCTTTTCTAAATTCTTTATACCCTTTTCTAATTGAGATATTGTTTGTTTTTTGATGTCTTTTTCAGAAAACAATCGCAAATTCATTCTTAAAGAAGGTTTCTCATCGTTTTTTCTTTTTTCTGTTTTAACATTATTATCTCTTTTTTTAGGTTTATTTACAAATGTTATTTTTTTCGACCATACATCTTGTTTCTTTCCATCTCCTGGAAAATATTCAACAATGCAATTACAACGATTATGTCTCCTATACACATCCTTTGGAACATCAGGATAATTATATTTTCCTGATATCTTATCACACCACTTACAACATTTTCCACTTGATATTCTTCTTACTACAGGTCTAAGACCTAATTCCGCATGATATTTTACATTTTCTTTTACAGTATCATCCACAATACTTTGACAAAATGTTTTTACAGGTTCATCTAATATCCATTTTATTTTATCATAATCATCTCTAACTAATCTAGCAATAATTCCATCTGCTTTGTCTTGATTAAAATTTGGGGTAATTATTTTGCCACTTATTTTTGATGTTTTATTCAAATTTTTCATAACATTAGTTGAATATTCTGTAATAACTTCATGAGCCTTTTTAAAACTTGAATTAACAAGCTTTTCTGCCATTTCTTGATACATTTTTTTGTTGTATAACATATCTGATTTTATAGTATCTTTAAACACCTCAGATAAAATATTTCCAACTTCTGTCGCTAAATCATTTGCATTTTTAAAAGTTGCTTTGTTTTTTTTTAGAACTTCAAGAGCTTTTTTTATTTCTTTACTCTGCTTCCATCCTTCATCAAAATGATTTATTATGTTTTCTATAATTTCATCGATATTATAAATATTACTCATTGTTTGCCCCTTCAATTCCTGTTAAGTCAGATAATGTTCTGCTATCAAAAAATCCAGGTATTGCTTGATTTATCTTTATTGCACCATCTCCAATACTTGATAATGTTGCAGCATCCGGTTCAAATACTGGTTGCCATTTTGGTTTCAAATTGTAGAAATGATTTCTCCTATAAGCAAAATCATCTCTTAAGCAACATGCTAGATATCCAACATTTAAAAATCCACTTCCAAAAGTCTTCTGAGCTTTTCTTGCATACATTCTTAGTGTTTCATGACTTGCTTTTATAGCTTCACTTGAACTAGGATTATCACTTACAAATCCTAAATCATCTAAAGTTAGTCCTGTTTCTCCTGCGAATCCCGCTGCAGCAGTTCTTAATTGTTCTGTAAATGGAGACATACTCGGTGTTGTAAATTGCCCTAGCTTTGGGCTATCTCCTTGTTCATCTTTTGTAAACTGTAACATACTTGAAATTGTAGCTTTCCAACTATCCATTGGTTCTGCATCATTGCTCAATCCAACTACATATTTTTGAGGGAAAGAATAAAATTCTGCTGTAATATCCGCTCTTTCAAATGTTCTATTTGCAAAACTTTGATAATACATACATGCTCTGGTAATTCTGCTATGTCCAAAAGGTCTTTTCGCATCCGGTCTGTAAATAATCGGTACTAAAAGTGCATAAGGTGCTTTATTTTGATAGCTATAAGCATATTTACCTTCCACATAATAATCAGTTCTACCTGGAATAAAATAAGCTTCTAAAGTAGCATTCCCATTATCATCTTTATTTAAAATAGCATAACCTTCTGTCAATAAATTTGTAATAGGATCTATAATTCCTGTAGCTTGGTCTCCTTCAACAACTTGCAATCTTGGAATTTCATCATCTCCTTGTGAAATGTAAATAAAACAACAAGAAGAAATTAATGCACTTAAAATCGCACTATCAAAGAACACATCTGGATTATTCATTTTGAAAATTTCATTAATTCCAAAATAGTCATCCCCAAATTCTTTAAAACTTAATCTATCTGCTAAATTATCAACAGCTTTGCTACACCAACCCAAAGTTGATTCATATTTTTGCCTAATTTCGGGTGGAATTGTTATACCTTTTTGTGAAATTTTATGTTTCATAGTGTAATAATCATACCTTAATGAAACTCTTTGCTCCAGTTGATTTAACTTATTTCTTAGATAATTTATTCCTCTATAATTTTCCATTAAAATCTCCTTTTTTCGCGTGAGAAAATTTGTACAGTCGGCAGTGTGAAGGGCTGGCGACCGAGAGAGGGGGTGGTATGCCCCCCTTTTCTCACTTTTCTTTATAGTTTATCCAGTCATTTGACTGTGGTAAATTTCTGTTTCCAATTTCTATTGTTTTTTTCTTTTCTATATTCAAAAATAACTTATCACTTTTCTGCCTGTTACATTGCCAATGTGCTAGTTGTAAGTTATTAATGTCGCTTGGATGTCCACCTTTTGCAACTGGAATTATATGATCTACACAAGGTGCTAATGGATTTGGAGTCTTTAAAGTCATATCAATTTCCTTCCCACAAATACCACAAATATTTTGTGTAGATAGTATCTTCTTTCTATTCTTTTCATAAGCTGCACGGTGTCCTGGCATTTTATCAGGTCGGATAATTTTCATATTTTGATTTCAACCTTTCTATAAAACTTAGGGGGTAGGTATAAAATATATTTAACTTTTATAAAACAAAAAGAGAATAACTAAACATTACTCTCTTCTTGCTATAAATATATGAAAGGAGGTTCTCATGAACACATCTCTAATTTATATTTTTACAATATTTTATAATATAATTATAACATGTATTTTCCCTAATAGTGTACGGACTTTGTCCGAACTCATCTCCTATTTCCAACTAATCTTTCAGTCATTTTTAATAGAGCTTTATTTAGTTTATCATAAATTACACTTCTTGAAATGAATTTATGTTTTTCTATTTTTTCTACATCCCACTTTTTAAAATATTTTAAATCTATTAATTCTAATTCATCTTTGCTTAAATAACTCAAACCTTTTTTAATTTCTAAATATTCATATTCAACTTTTTTTAATTGTTGCGAAAGAGCTATTTGCTCACTTAATAAATTCAATCTTTTGTTTTCCACAACATTATAATCTGAACTTCCACTACTATATGATGTTGGATTTGAGCTTCCGACATTTGTTAACTCAGATTCTATATACTCTAATCTTTCACTAATGTTTTGTAATGTTTCTTCTTTGTGTGAATAGTGATATAACTTCTTTTCAAATGCAGCAACAAATATATCTTTATTCATAATTTATTCCTCTTCATCTTTATTGATTTCTCTTTTTATAGCTTCTAACATTGATAAATCTACAATTGCAAGTATAAACATAAGTAATAGCCCAATAATTATATTAAACCTTATTGCCTTAACTACAATAACTATATTAAATACTAAATAACTTATTATTGCTATTAATACTATCATCCTTTTTAAATTTTCAATTATTTTATAAGTTTTCATTATAGTAATCCTCTTCTAATTCTTTCTCTTCAAAAGTTGCTGTTATAATAGCTTCATATCTTACCATTCCCAAAGCATTTTTGACTTCTTTTTCTTCTGTTTTGATTTCAGTTAAAATCAAATCATCATTCTTTATAACGAAGTCTTGGAATAATGATTCTGTTGTTTGATTGGTTCCATCAAATTTTACTGTTATCATTTTTATTCTCCTTTTTCAATTTTTATTTTTATATTATTTAAAAAGTCAATTCCTATACTATGTTTATAAAAAATTTCAAAACTTTTCAAATCATCTGCAGTTACACTCTTCTTTCCAAAGTACTTTTCCATATTCAACCATACCTCAAAAGGAACAAAGAAATATCTTTCTGTAAGTCCCTCTGCAAAGCAAATGCAAACAGCGGTTATACAGTTTAAGTTATGGTTTCTTTCAAGTTCTGCATTTTGATTTTCTGATAATATACTTCTTTGAATTTTGTTTTGACTTGTATATTTACTTTCAAACACTATACATTGTCCATTCATAAAGCAACCTTTGAAATCAGGTTCTGCTTTTTTTAAAAATTGACCTGTAAACTTCCCTGCAGGTAATTTTTTTAAAACTCTAAAAGGTTCTGGTACCTTATGTATGTTTGCAATGTTTTTTTCACGATAGTAATTACAAGCTCTTTCTACTTCTTTTTCAAAGAAATGCCCTTGAGCATTGTTCTTCAAGCTTTGATAACTTCTTGTTGCATTAATCATTTTCTAACAACTCCTTATTCTCGTATATATTGCCTATTACTTCTAAGTCTTCGCAACTTAGTATGATATCTATGAATAAATTAATATGGTTTTTAAATTCTATATTAAATCCACAATTAAAAAACGTTACAACACCCTTTTCTTCCTCGTATTCATCTTCTTCTTCAAACGGACTTCCTTTAAAAGGATAACCGCTATTTATGATATCTCCCTCAAAAATTTCCACTCCGTTTTTATCGTGGAATCCCGTTGACTGCATAAGTTCAACATCTTTAAGCGGTTGGCAAGTGTCTAATTCTTCATCATCATCAATATAAAATGTTACTTCTTCAAATTCTAAATCAATATTTGATACAGTTCCTAATATCTGTAATTTTTTATCCCAAACTCTAAATTTTAAATTATTCATTTACTTTAACACCTCCATATTAAAATCACTCTCAACAAACTTTTTTGCTAATTTATGATTAATTCCATTTCCTAATTTGTTATAAATTAATTCTATATCTTGTTGTGAAAAATCTGTTTTTAAAGCATTATTTAAAGCTATCAAATTCTCTTGCCACATCTTTTTATTATCTTTTAATTTGCTATAATGTTGTGTTTTAAAACAATCTCTGCTTATATTTTCTAAAATTTTACACTTAATATCTACTTCATTTCGACAATTTTTTATTGCAAAATATCCGTTTGTTTTAGGTAATAAAATCACTTCTAAATTGTTATTTATATATGAGTTTTTAAAGTGTTTCATTATTCCTTGAATTTCACCCATTAAATTATTCATTGTTTCGCTCCTCGTCTTCAAAAAATTTCTCCCCGTATGCAAGACATTTTGCAACAAACACAACTTTTATTCTTTCTTTCAATTTTTCTGCGTTTTCTGTTAAATCTATCAACTGACTATATGTTAATTCATTGACATTTATTTGTTGTAATTCTTTAATTAAATTATCTATGTTCATTACTTAAATCTCCTCCTTTATTGCTGCAATTTTTGATATAGTAATTTTTTTATTTTCTAAAAAGAATTTTTTACCATCTTTTGTAAGTGTGCCTTTTAAAGCACTTTCATCTTTTGTAAAAAAGATTTTTATTTTCTTACCAACGTATTTATCTAACATAGATCCATCTACTGCCATTACTATTTCACCCCCACTTCTAATTCATAATTCATATAAATTACTTCTGTTCTCTTTATAGAATTTTCAGCTGTTGTGTTTTTATATTCTTTTCTCCATGCTTTCAGGAATTCATTATATAATTCATTTTCATAACTACTTATCATTACTTTTCCTTTGTGTTTCAATAAAAGTTTTAGTAATTCTATATGTTCATCATTTGTCATTTCGTTTTCATATAAATATTTTTTTCTTGTATTAAGTGGATATGGTGGGTCAGCATATATGAACACCTCTTCTTTGTTATATCTTTCAATTAATCTCAACGCATCTTGATTTTCTATTTGTGCTTGTAGAAGTCTTTTTGATGCAAGTTCCAATATTTCAGGAAAATTACTCCAAAAAGTTGTTGTTCTTGGAGATGTTGCTCCTATTGAACTTCTAAATCCATTTTTATATTTGTTACTGCAACCAAAACCTTGACAGCACTTAACAGCAAATCTTCTTGCTCTTTCTACTTCATCTGTATATATTTCAAAAGAACTATTATATTCTTTTCGGCCGTATGGTGTTAGACTTAGTAGATGTATTAGTTCATCTGGCTTTTCTCTTAAAACTTTAAAATAATTATATACTTCTTCTGACAAATCATTTATTGTTTCTATTCTTGCTGGTTTTTTATTAAAAAATACAGC